AAATCGTACTGTGAAAAATTTTCTTGAATTTCTGCAATTTTTTCACTTATTTGACCAATTTCTTCATCATATGTCTTAATTTCAGGTATTTGAGGTATTTCTTTTCTTACATCATTGACTAATTTGACCAGTTCTCCCCACTCTGGTGCTTTTATGACGTCAATAACCTCTGCAAATGCATTCCCATTCGCATCTTCAATGGTTTGATCCTCTTCTAGAGGATAAGTTTTATATTCTTCTACAGATGGTAATTCTTTTTCTTCTTCAATAAAATCCTTATAAGAGGGCAGTTCACTATCCTCTAGATAATCATTTATTGACGGCAAGTCCTCTTTCTTAGACATTCTATTAGTATTAATACTTTGGGATTTCTCTCCCTGTTGTATTATTTATCAGTATTATTCTTCAATAACTTTTGCAGTTCTGTTGTTGAACCAACAAATAAAGCATTGTTGACTGTGGTAGGTCCTTTATTAACTTTTTCTTCTTCTACATCCTTCAACTTCTGTTGTAGGGTCATCAGTTTATCAGTGGCATCAGCAACATTTTTGATTAACTGACCAGCAACTTCATATGCTCTTGGCATTTCACTTTCTTGTGCAAGTTCTAAGATACCATTAATTGCTTCCTGACCCTTTTCAATGATTGAATATAAGTTACCTCTAGTATATTCATAATCTTTTTCTACATCACCCTTTGTAAGATGAACAGGTTTTTGTTTACTAGGAGTTACATCTATGATACTGTCTTCAATCATTAGAAGGTACTCCCATCAAATCCAAAGTTATCTCCAATATCAATAAAGTTAGCGTCTGCAGTTTCAATGCCAAAGACAGATGCTCCAAGAACATGATTTGTAGCAGAAGTCTTATCTTGTCCTCTCTTTACAGTAATCTTATTACCATCAACTTTTTCAACAAACATCTCCTCATCACCAATTGTTACATATTCTTTGACAGTGATTGATGAACCATCTGCCACTGTTATCACAGTTTCTGTAGTATCAACATCTTCAGCAATCTCAGTCAATACATTACCATTGTAATCTTTAGTTGCTCTAGGAACAACTTTATAAGTAACATCTCTCTCATATGCTTGACCACTCTTAGTTCTGTTTCCAGAAATATATCCAACCTGAACTTTCTTAATAACATCACTAGAGACATCAGTGATGGGTCCATACAGATAAGTTTTAGCAGAAAATCTTATTGTATATACAAGTGCTCTTCTTGTGTCAAAGTTCCCTTCATAATCATCTTCCATTGAAATATTTTCAATTTGAATAGGAACATTAACAACTTCTCTCAATTCTCCAAGAAGTTTAATAGGAAGTGTATATGATGGTTGAAAATAAGGTAAAATTTGCTCAGTAATTTGAAGCATATCATCATTTAACTTTGTCATTATTGACAGTTCAAATCCCATGTTGTATGGAACAGGCATGTAAATTTTCTTTACCTTAGTTCCACTATCAGTTACAGGATGAAATGCTTGTGTTTGAGTTGCTTTTCTGCCAGGATCATATTGAAGATCTGTAAACTCAAATGCCATTCTAGGAAGAGTCATTTGAACTGGTTTATTAAGATCTTCTTGCTGCTCTAGTCTTGCCAAAAACTTCTGTGATGGTCCATAAGCAAGAGGAACTTTGATAACACTGTAAGTATCATCATTAGCATCTTTCTTATGAATTTCAATTCCATTGAATAGAGATCCAAATCCTATGATTACAGATCTGAAGATCTCATTATAAAAATGCTCAAACATGGTGTCACTACTGTTACGATACTATTTAACAACTTTTTTAATTAAGGCATTCCAAAAGGATTCATCTTACTAAAATCAATGATGTCATCTGCTTTGAGTTCAATAGTGTCATTATCAGCAAATGGATCAACAGTATCAAACTTATCTTGTGATTTCATTGAATGTCTAGCACCAGATTCTGAACCAACTATTGTTTCACCTGGTGTAAATGTTCCATCAACAATAGATACCTCAAGAACATTGCTGGTAGCATCATAAGACTTGACTCTTGCAGTGGTTCCAGAGGTTGCACCAGTGACAATCTCATTGAATATAAATGAACCAGTACTTGTAGAAACAGGTTCAGAAATTGTGATAGTTGGTGTTAATACATATTGACTACCACTGTTTGTAATTGTTATACTTGTAACAACACCAGCAGCATTTGTGTTCGCCACTCCAATTGCTGTTGCTACACCTGGTTGAACATTAACATAGTTCTTAAACTTGGAATTATTTGAGATAGTGACTGTTGGTGGAGATAGATATCCTCCTCCACCATATGTAAGATTTATTCCAGTTACAATACCACATTGATTAATACCAAACTCAAATACTGAGGTTGCAATGCCAACGTTTGTTGATGCTTGACTGAGTGTGATTGAACCTGCGCCAATACCACTTATAAAAGTTCCTCCTGGAACAAAATTATAAAGACTATCATGACCTGTAGAAAGTCTGACTCTATCACCAACAATTATACCTGTTGTAGTAATACCAGTAATTGATGTAGATGTAGTTGAAAGTGTTCCTGTAGTAGAAATAGAATTAAATCTAATGGTTGCAATACCAGTAGCATTAAATTGTGTTGTTACACCTGCAGGTGCTGATAATGTAACTGTTGGCGCTGAAATATATCCAAATCCACTGTTTCCAATAGCAAGACTTGTGACTGAACCACCAATTGAGATTGTTGCTGTAGCAGTTGCTTGAACAGGTGATGGTGACCCAAAAGTAATACTAGGAGCAACAGTATATCCTGCCCCAATAGTTGCTGAAGTTCCAACTGCCCAAACATCATCATTATTAAAGGAAACTGCTGTTATAATACCTGTAATAGGATGAATAGTAGCAATACCAACAGCAACTACTGTAGGAGCATCCATTGTTCCAGATGTGGTGATTGCTACGATTGGGGCACTTGTATATGCTCTACCTGTAGTGCTGAATGCTATTGAACTTGGGTTTATAGAAGATCCAGCAATTCCTATAGTAGCAGAAGCAATACTAACTCCTGGATGAGCAATAGTAACTGTAGGAACTGATGTGTAGAACTTACCTTCATCAGTAATTGTAAGTGAATTTACTCTACCACCACTTATTGCAATATCTTGAATTGTTGATGTGGCGTTTGCATTATCTCCTGTTCCTGTTGGTGCAGAAAATGTAACAGTAGGAGCAGACTTATAAAAAACACCACCTGTAGTGCCTCCAGGGAAAAGATATGTGGCAATACCAACACTGATAGTAGTATTAATTACACTTGATCCAGCACCAGGATTGATTGGAACATCAATTGTTGCAGTTGCTGCTGCTCCAACATGAACTGGAGTTGATATGCCAACAGTAGGAGCACCAACATATCCATTACCACCTAAGGTAATGTTAATTGGTTTAATACCACCAATAGTTTCAATACCAACCACTTCAGCAATGGCACCTCCACCACCACCTCCAGTAATTGTAATTATTGGTTTTACAGTATAACCACAACCAGGATTTGTCAGATGAACTGCAGTTATAGTTCCACCTTTTGTACCATCACATCCAATATAATCATTTGTAAGTACTGCAACTGCTCCTGCATTTATACCACCTGCAGGAGCAGATGAAATAGCAACTGTTGGTTGTGATGAATAACCACCACCCATGTTTATAATTTTAATGCTACTGATTGCGCCAGAGCAAATTCCAATAACTGATGCAGTAGCAGGTGTTGCAACACCAATCAATTGCAGTTTTTGAATATAACCAATTTGTTCAATTTCATCATCAATTGTCTCTACACCTGTATCAAGAACCTCATCCTCATATCTGTAGAGTTGACACTTAAGTGTGTAAACGTAATTCTTTTGTAATTGATAGAATGGTTGTTCATGCTCAACATATTTAATTTCAAACAATCTGTCACCCAATGGAAAGTAAATTAAATCACCTTCTTTTGGTCTAGTTGCTAATTCAATATTTGGAATATCTTTAATTAAAGGTGTAATATAGTTTTCAT